ACGGTAAATTAATGTTATTTCTAAGGAAATCACCTACTGCACTACCACCTACAGCAATGTCAAGTGGAGCACCTGCTTTAAAATCAGTAGAGGAAAGTGCTAATATATTTTGCTTAGCAGCAAATAATAGACCATTCGTCCTACTCTAGCTGGTACTAAAGTACCACCACGGAGTAAGAAATCAGGTCCTCCCGTTCTCCCCATGTCTGAGAAAGAATCAGGGATTTCCCTTTGAATATAAGGTTGGTTACTAGAACCCGCCCCTATTCTATCTTTTCCAAACTTAAGGGATTTTAGATTTGTTGTTAAATCAAGTAACCCCATATGTTAAGTTTTTTATCCGTTTGTTGAACGAGTAACAAATGATGTATCATCCATTGTTTCTTCCGTTGCTCCAGCTACACTTACTAGATAGTCTTGGTATGTACCTTCAGAAAAACCTTCCCCAACGTGTTGCACGTTACGAGTGTTTGGTCCATTAGGCTTTGTACCTTTAAACTTACTGTATTTAGTGTCTTTTAATTTGCTAAGTAAACTCATGTTTGTTTATTTAATTAATTTATTATAAATATTGACCTATTGGACTTCGTATAATCCTACTGGTGAGATTTGTGGTTTTTTATCGTTTTGTGTTATTAATTTTTCTAATAGTTTCACCATAACCCGCTGGGATAATACCATCGTCCATTGGTATAGCACTGGCTGCCATAGTACCAGGTGCATTTCCTTGAGCTAAATCACCTAATAAACCTACAGGTGATATACCTACCGCAAATTTTAAAATAGGACCCAAAACTTGCATTATCTTTCCTACTACAGAAAGAACACTTACAAATATATCTAATACAGGCATTAGGGGTTCAACTAAAGATACAAATACTTCTTGTAATTTATCCATTACCGCAGCTAATCTGTCTGCCATACTAGCCTGGTTTCTTAGTCCTTCTACACCCTCTTTTGCCATTTCAGCTTGTGCCTTTGCTAATCCAACTTCAGCAATCCTTGCCTCCATTAGAGCACGTTCTTCTTCAGCTTGTTCTCCAGTAGCACCCGCTAATTGTTCTTGGATGAATAAGGTTTTTGCTAGCTCTTCCCTATTCATACCTACAGAATCTGCTAAAGCTTGCTGTTGTATCCTATTCATTTTACTAAACTCAGCAGAGGAACCTATTTGTTTAGAAATTTCTTGTGCTACTGTAGCTAAATCATTATTTAATGCTGCTTGTCTAGCTTTTTCTAAATTTATATTTTTACCTAAAAGTAACTCTGCTTGTAATTCTTTAGTAATTGAATCTTCAAAATTTAATAAACTATCAGCTATTCCTTCTACTTTAGACATTTCCATCCCTAAAGATTTTGTTGTAGCTACAGCTTGAGCTATAAGTCCCGGGTTTTTACCAAATGAAAGAGTTGTAGCAGCGGATACATCTTTAATCCCTTTTAATAAGTCTTTTTGGTTTAATACTACCCCATTATTAAGAGCAGCCATTTTTCCTTGAGCCATAAATTCTCCAGTGATATCATTCATTGATTCACCAGTAGTAAGAGATATATTAGCAATACCTTGTAATTCTTCATTAGTAAAACCAGCCATTTCCCTCATTTCGGTAAATTGAACTAGTAATTCGTCATTTAACTTAACTGAGGTACCTAAAGAGGCGTTTACTGAAGTAAGTGTTTCGGATAATTTTGCCGAAGTTACAAATATATTACCTGAAGCATTTGCTGCTTCGGTTAATTCCATTTTCATAGCTAAGGCATCTTGGTACGTCATATTCATACCTTTAGCCATATCGCCTACAGCTTTATCTGCTCCTTTAAGGGCATCTACCGCCAGAGCTATTAAAGCTAAAGGACCAAGTGCTTTTGTTATACCAGCACCTAAACCTTTAAACCCTGCTTTTAAAGTGGTTAATCCTTTTCCCCCTGCTTTAGCAGATTCTTGGGCTGCTTCTGAAGCTTGTGAAAATACTCCTTTAAATTTTCCTAATCCTAATTTATCTGATAGGCCCTCCAGGTTTCCAAAAATTTGAACACCAACTTCACCTGCCATTTTTTCATTATCCTCAGCTACCCTATTTATAGTTTGTTGAAATTCCTTTGCGGCTTTAATATCAGCCTCAATAGCGCTGGCATCTTCATTTCTACCATCAATAACAGCTAAAGCTTTAGCATTTTCCAATCTTTGTATATCTAAAGCCGCTTTTTTCTTAAGTTTTTCAATATCTTTATCAGCTATAAGAGTTGATTGAGAATTTAAATATAATAATTCATTAGTACTAGAAGACATGCTTCTTAATGAAGCCTTGTGCATTGATAAAACTAAATCTGTTTTTTGAAGTTCTTTTAAATTAGCACGAAACATCGCTCCTAAAGAACCTAACTGAGAGTTCATATCATTAAACTCTTGATTTAATCCTTTTGTAAAGGTTAAAGCTTGATCTAATTGATTAAGATCAAAAATAGGGGGAGTTTCCTGTTATTTATAACTTGTTTTACCTTTATAAGGTTCTGATGCTTTTTTAAAGTCAGGGGTATTAACAGTACCGTCAGGGTTAACTAAATTCTTAGTTCCTGAAGATTGGGTTTGAGAGTTAAGGGCTTTAGTTTGAGCTTCGTTATACTCTTTTATTTGAGTAAAAGTAAATTTACGAAGCCATATGGGCATATTATAAACAGTTTCCCAATTATAACCTCCTTGACCATGAAAACATATTTCGTGGATTTGTTTAAATACGTTTTTTCTAAAATTAGGAGAATTGGCTACTGTCAGGCCAAAAAAAGTTCATCCCTATTGGGATGGTGACCTCCTCTCCATCATCAAAAACGTAATTTAAATTAACATCGGGTTGAGTTGATCTTACATGATTTCTAAAAGCTCTAGAGTCTCTAGCTAAGAAATAATTGTCAACAAAGTCATTAATTGTTTTTTGAGAATCATCCCCACCTACAGAAGTAATCATATATTTTAACCTAGTAGAAATATCAGGGACGTTGTCCTTATTAATTTTTTTATATCCTGCTAGATCCTTATCTATTTTATTTTCTTCCTTTCCAGTAAGAATTTTGTAAGTAATTTCAGTACCTGTATTTTCTAAAGTGTAGGAAAATTCATTTTTACCCTCAATAAAATTATCAGGGTTGATTTTTTTATTTTCTAATTTACTTAAATCTACTGTTCTTTCTTGAGATAAATAATTAAAAGTATATTTTGAACCATACCCTAAAACACGAGTTGCAATTAAAACAGCATTTTTGTCCCCAATAATTAAATCATCTAGATTAATTTTAGATACTATTACAGCTTCTAATAACTTATCTAAAACTATACCTTTTTGGATGTAAGATTGGTTAGAAAGGATATCTTCTTCCTTAGCAGTCATGTATTTAATTTCAATTGTCCCTTCAGATAAAGGATTGTCTTTAGGGTGGAAAGTAGTTTAGAAATTAAGTACGCAATAATCTGGTTGTACTGTCATGGTTATTTCTTGAGCAGCACTTTCTTGATCCCAGCTATAGTCTCCGAAACTAGCAGCTGTAATTAAAGCACCTTTAATAATCCATTCTGATACGACATCACCTACAGGTCCTAGTACGTTAACAGTTAAATCTTTTTTATAGAAATCACTATATCCATCACGTCCAGTTACTGATTCGTGGTGTAAACGTACCCATTCCATTACTGCTTGGGCTCCAGAAGGTGTAATTGGATCAAATAATGTAAACTCAATGGTATTCCATTTTGTTTTTCCTTTTACAAATCTTTGTACGTTAATATGGTTAAGTGGAATTGTGTCTTGTGTTAAAGATACAGCTCCTACACCTTTCATAATATATGAAGGAATACCGTCTACGTACAGGATAAATCTATTCTTCTGTTTTGGCTCAAATGCCGTGTAGAAAATTTCGTTACTATCTAATATTGCCATTTTACTTTGCGTTTATTATAAATATTCTTAATTTAAATTTTTATGCCGGGAATGTATCATTTCTATCTACAACATCAGCTGTATTGTTTGTTTCGTCCATTACCACTTTAAAAGCGTATAATCCTTGTCTTTGTTGAATTGACTCTAAGTATGGATTTACCTGAGTTAAGAAGCCATTTCTTGTAGCAATTGAATTTTGTTCAAATACTAAGTTATCTGAAACTTGTGAAATGTAGCTTTTTAATTCAATCAACAAACGTCTAACATTTACTCTATCAAGTGCACTAGCACCTTTTTGTAATGTTTTTTGTCCGAATACTACAACACCATTTCCTGGGAATGTAGCAATTGGATTAACATTTGCAGCATATAAAGTATCTCTATTACCAGCAGTTAATTTTCTTTCTGCTTTAATTACGTTGCCTAAAGCACCTCTCGTAAGACCCGCTGGGGCAAACCAAGCATCGCTTGATCTATCAGTAAGTGCGTATACTCCTGGTATCATTGTTGACGCTGGTACCCATACTGTTTGTGCGGTTTCTGCATTTACAGTTTGTAACCAAGGCCAGTATGTAGCTGCGTAACTAGAATTAAATGAACTTGCTTGAGATTTAACTTGAGCAACAGTTGCATCGTATCCTCTTAAATCAATTACAGCAATACAATCTTGTCTTCCTTCTGCTAATGTTACAGCTTTATTTACTGCTGTAGCATGATCATTATGGTTTAGACCTGGTACTGTGATTAAATTAAATTTATAGTTGTCTGTATTTGATAATAGATCTAAAGATTCTGTATAGTCTAGTTGATTAATACCCTGAATATTTCCAGCAGTGATATCTTTTCCAAATTTAGCAGCTCCTGAAGGGAATAATTCTCCTGTAGCTCCACTAAATGATCCTGAACCAGCAACTGGTAAGGATGATGTTAATGCAGGTTTAAAATCTCCACTATTATCAAAGAAATCTAATGTAGGAGTATTAACAGCGCTTACACGAATGTATTTACTCTTGTTTACATATTGACCATCTTCTTTAACATAATAATCAGTTCCATCATTTTCAACTGTAAAACTAGTATCACCAATTTGTTTTGAGATATAATTTGGTGATTTTGGATCTAATGAAAGGTTAGCAAATGTTTCTAGTACGGTTTTATTAGAGTGAATATCATCACCTCTACGAACTAATAAACTAAATGTACCTGTTTCTTTACTTACTCCTGTAATTTCCCATTTTACATTTTCTTTAGTACCTGTAGCACTATTTGCAATAGTACCTTCATCTAAAGTTTTTAATGCAAATGAAGCGGATGTGTTTTCATTAGCAATTGTAGTACTAGTTGCAGCTGTAAAGCTACCACTCTGTACACGAGTAACTAGTAATGAATTACCACCTTGAGAGAAATAATTTTGTGCGGATGTCGCTGTTGTGTAAGCATATTGTTGTGAGCCACTTGTAACCGCTCCACCATAAATTGCTTGGTATTCACTAAAGGAAGTAACCAATGTTGGTAAACCAACAGGTCCGTTTCTCGGGCTAATACACCTGGAGATAATAGAGTTTCTGCCATTTTATGTGTTTATTTAAATATTATTTTCTTATAAATATTGGAAACCCCCTCAAAAAAGCATTTTACTCCGCTGTATCGGGTTTTTCCTCTGTGGTTTCTGGTTCTTCTACAAGTGTTATTTCACCTGTTTCAAAACTGATGTTTCCTTGACCATATTTTTCAAATAATATAGTACCGTAATCATCTTGTTTTTGTTGAGCTTCTTCTAATTCTTTTAGAAGTCTCGATTTTTGTATAGTTTGCAACTCGCTTTCTTGTAACTTTACTGTCTTTGACATAATTTAATTTAATTTATTATAAATATATATTGGTTGTTTTAAATTTCAGGAGTTACTACTCCTTTTTTACTTACTACTTGAGCAGCCATTTTATTAGCAAATTCAATTGATGTTTTTATATCTTTTGTTTGGTAGTATTTTACTATAAATGAAGAAGTAAATGTATCACCTGCTCCACTTACATCAATTGTTTGTTGAGGATTAGGTGATGGATAGGATACATTTTGATACCTAGCACCACGTGCACCTAGTGTTGGATTCATTTAATTTAACAAAATTATAATCTTTAACTAATTTATTTGTTAATTTGCGTTTACTGTCAATAATAGATAAATTAGATTTTTTACCTATTTCCATAATATCATTATCAGTTAAAAAACCTTTATTATAGTCACTGACGATAGTAATATCAGCCATTCCTAACATTGCATCCTTACTCTTAAAAACATATGATTACTTTTCTCTTCTACATAACGAGTTTTAGTAATTTCATTTTTATTATTAAGTGTAGCTATAATTTCCCCAGGCATTAATGCTTTTATATTAGCAAAAGTATTTCCAGCCATACCCAAATTAGATATCTCATATAAAGGATTAACTACAGGTACAGGGGCTTCGGGGCAAATTTTAGAAACTTTACAATATTGAAATATGTCAATACAAGTTTCACCTATAATTAAAATGTTTACCATGTATCACCTAATCTAATTCGATA